ATCTCTGAACGAATTTACGGGTAACGGCAGTACAACAGCCTTTACCTTATCTGCTGATCCCTCCACAGAAAATAATACCCAAGTTTACATTGATGGTGTCTACCAAGAGAAAGGCACATACGCTGTGTCAGGCACAACGCTGACTTTTAGCACCGCACCACCAAACGGTACAAGCATTGAGGTCATGGCGTTCACCGCTAGTTCTGTTGGTGTGGTAGCAGACGGAAGTGTCGATGCAGATAAGCTTGCATCCGATGCAGTAACCACAGCTAAAATATTAAATGCAAATGTCACCGCAGATAAGTTGGCTACGGATGCAGTAACCACGGTCAAAATAACAGATTTAAACGTCACTACAGGTAAGATAGCAAACGATGCCGTGACTTTAGCTAAGATGGCAAGCGGAACAGCCGGAAACCTAATCAGCTATGATGGGTCAAACGATCCTGTAGCAGTTGTAACAGGGAGTGCAGGACAGGTATTAACTTCTAATGGATCAGGTAACGCTCCTACGTTTCAAACTGCTTCGTCAATATCCACTGGTAAAGTATTCTTTATGGGGCAAGTATAATGGCAGTCAAAATATCGGGCGTTGACTTAAGCGCAAACACAACAGCGAACATAGGACAGGCTGGCTCCTCTGGAGGCACTTATACCGTCCACATTCTTAACCGAAGTTCATCAACGGCTTTTGTGCAATTAGGTGTAGGAGACTCATCAGCTACGTTTGCTAATGCTCAAAAGCTACTAGAGAACACCATGATTGCTCCAGATGAAAGTTTAAGTTTTTCTCCAGTGGTGGCAGGGGCTAGTGATTATGTGATCGGTAGAAGCACAGTCGCAAGCGTAAACATGGTTATGATGGGGTTTGACGAATAATGGCAGGAATAATTAGAAGAAACGCAGAAAAGTATCCAAGCTCACTACCAAGGTTTCCTAGACAGGATACGAGTGGATGGCCTTATTATAATTGTGATAATGGGGCTGGAGGATACCATGCCATGTTTAGAAAAGCTTTTCCGGGCGGGACGGCTGGTAGATCAATCAGAACCACTGTAAATGCTGCTACTTCTTTTAATGCACGTTTGTTCAACATAGATGCGACTGAATCAACAGACGGTGTTTGGAACGGAGGCATGACAATCGCTGAAGCAGCAGGAAGTGCTAACGCAGATCGGTACATTAGTAGTTATATGGATACGTCTGAAAATGTTTGGTATATGTTGTTTACCGACACTTCTACAACTCCTGACACATACTATTTTTCAAAGGTAAATGAAGCTGGAACAGTTACAGCTATTGGAAATGATCAAGTTGGTAACGCATCTTTTGATGGCGCATGTTATACCTCTGGTACTATGGGAACTTTAAGGCGTTTAGGAGGAGATGGATCAGGTAACTTTGGTTTTTATTTTGTTAATACGTCAGGAGGTAATGCTGCTGCTGCCGCACCGTTTAAAGGTGCAGCCGTTACAATAGACGTAAGTGATGGCAGTTTAAGTTACGCAAATATGATGCCCGCCACTTTTGGAAATGCTTCTTATCCACTTCAGTATCCTAGAATTGGGCCAACTGCTAATAATATAGTTGCAGGTGTACATGGATTGTGGTGGGGGTCAACTGCCAAGCCACAAGCCACAGCAGTTTTTGGAGGTTTGGCAAATTTAACGAATGGCAAAGCAATGAATCAAGTTAATATGGGCGGCCCCTCAATTAATGGTGTCCCTTGGACTAGTGGGTATTATCTTATAGTTGAAAGAGCCGCAACCATTTATACTTTTGGCAACTATTACGGAAATGGCGTATATGGGCCTACTGACGTTAATGTTGATGAACTTCATGCTTGGGTAGACGAAATGGCGGTGTATTATGGAATTTTATAAATTTGCAGCAGTAGGCATGTTAGGGGAGTTAGTTTTTAAAAGTTCTGTTTGGCTTAATCTTCTAACTGAAACAGAGATGTGTGCATTTTTTAGAAGCTCTACTCAAATCATAGCTGATACTGCTTTATTGATGAACAATAGAGATGGAAAAATAAATGTAGAAAGCTCAAGGTTTGACGATGTAATGACAGCTTGTGTTGCAGAGAATATTTTTACCAATGACAGGGTAGCAGAGTTTAAGCGTGGAGTAATACAAATTAGCCCAGTGGAGTGGATAGATGGCTCTAACTAAAGTATCCAAAGGACTGATAAGCACCGACACAGTATTTGAAGTCGATGCCGTTGGTGGTAAGTACGGCAGTAGTTCTGCGCCTATCACGATTGCAGTTACGGTGGGAACCAAGACAGCCGCACATCCTTACAACGGTGATGGCAGTAGTTCTGCATACTTCTTAGATGGTCTTGAGGCTCCAGCTATTTATTTAAACGGTGCTGATAATGTAACGAGTGACAGCGGATATTATTACAAGTTCGATCAGTCAGACAGCACCAACAGCACTCACCCTCTAAGATTCTATCTCGATGCTGATAAGACAACGGCTTATACAACAGGCGTAACGACTAGCGGAACACCCGGAAGCAGCGGTGCATACACACAAATAGACGTAGACGAAGACACACCCAGCATCCTGTATTATCAGTGTAGCTCTCATGGGTACATGGGCAACTACGCTCTGGTTCCTGCATCGAATGTAATCAATCACACTGAAGCCTTAATCAGTATGCCCACGGCTACTACGACTTTAGTAGGTACAGGCACAACAGATACACTGACTAACAAGACGCTCACTTCGCCAAAAATCAACGAGGATGTGGCAGTCACCTCAACTGCAACTGAGATAAATATTCTTGATGGCGTAACTGCATCAACAGCAGAGCTAAATATTCTTGATGGCGTAACTAGTACAGCAACAGAATTAAATATATTAGATGGTGTAACGGCTACCACAGCAGAAATCAATTATCTTGATATAACCACGCTTGGAGCATCAGAGGCCAGCAAGGTACTTACTGCAAATGCAAGCGGTATAGTCACTTTTAACAAGGCAATTACAGAAGAAACGGTGGCCCTTACATCAGGAACTGGAGTTACTTTGGATATTAGTCAGGGTAGTGTTTTTACTATAACGCTGGCTCACAACATAGGTACATTTACATGGAGCAATCCAGCATCAGGGACTGATGTATCCGCTTTCGTTTTGAAAGTCACGCAGGATGGCACAGGTAACAGAACGATAGCTTTCCCAGCCGCAGTAGATTGGGCAGGAGGAACCGCCCCAACCTTGTCAACAGGTGCGGCAGACGTAGATGTATTCGTATTTTTTACGGTGAATGCAGGGACAACCTATTACGGATTCACTGCTGGTTTGGACATGAGTTAATGGCTTTCCTTGCTCAAAAACTTATCTCTGCATCTGGTGGAGTTGAAGAAACAGATGATGACTTCAATCTAGTCACAGGGCTATATCATTTTGATGGCTCAAATGGCGAAGACAATGATGTATTTACTGGTGTAGGAGCAAGTGGCGCATCGCAGTCATGGACAAGAAATGGAAACGTAGGCCAAGGAAGTTTTAGTCCTTTTAGCGCAGAAGAAGGTAAGTGGGCAGTTTATTTTGATGGTTCGGCTGCTCATAATCCTATATGCGTTGGAACTGGATTAGGTGCTGCTCCTACTGATGTTTATGCAGAAACTTCAGACTTTACTTTAGAGTTCTTTGTATTTACAACTATAAGACAGCAAACTCTTTTTGATAGTAGAAGCGGTATTAATGCTTCTATAGGAATCGTGCTTTATCAAAACGCAAGCGGTGCTTTAGTTTGGTATGTAGGAGCGGACAAAATTACGGCTTCCGCTTCTGCAATGACATCGGGGGCTTGGAATCATGTAGCTTTGTCAAGAGCTAGTGGAACCTCAAGAATGTGGATAAATGGAACCCACATTGGATCTTTCTCCGATAGTTTTAATTATACTAACTTGGGTAATTATTGCATAGGTGGCCCTGTAGGATACTTAGGTACATATGTTTTTCAAGGCCACATATCAAACTTTAGATTCATCAAAGGAACAGCGATATATTCAGGAAGTAGTGATATAACAGTTCCAACAAGTGCTTTAACAGCGGTTACAAATACAAAACTGCTTACTTGTCAATCTAATAGATATAAAGACAACAGTACGGTAGGAAACACAATTACTCCAATCGGTTCCGCTTATAGTCGTATTCAACCCTTCTCACCCTTTGCTCCTAGTGCGGCTTATGATGCGTCAACAATGGGAGGATCAGGAAGTTTTACCAGAAGTAATCAAGATTATATAAACGCAACTAGCTCCAATCATGCAATCGGAACTTCTGATTTTACCATTGAATGTTGGTGTTATTTGACAGGTGGAGCTGACTCTGGTGGTAATGGGCTTTTCTCACAGCCTTCAGGTTATGGCGGCCCAGCACTAGGACAATGGAATAATACTGGCTGGCAGATTTATCATGCAAATACCGAAACTAATATAAGTGATTCAGGATTCAGACAGTACGAATGGATTCATGTCGCTTATGTCAGAGCAAGTAACGTAGTAAATGTTTATCAGAATGGTGTAAAAATAACATCTGACATTAGCGATAGCACCAATTATACCAATACTTCTTTTCATATTGGTTATTATTACGCCACCGCATACGCATGGGATGGGTATATAAGCAATTTTAAAATGTCCTTGAATGCTATTTATACATCTAACTTTACTCCCCCAACAGCATTGGTCACTCCTACGTCTGGGGGGTCAAGTGCCGCTTCAACAAAAATTCTTGTAGATTTTACAAACGGCAAAATGTTTGACCAGAGCGCAACCAACACGGCTTCAACAATCGGAGGTAACGTAACATTAAGCACCAGCGTAAAAAAATTTGGAACGTCAAGTTGTAATTTGTTTGGGGGTACTGGAGCTAGACTAGCACAGCCACCCAATGGAGTTAATAGTTATATTTTAGCATCAGGAAAATTTACGATTGAGTTTTGGCTTTATGTTACTGCTTATCATGCCGCTTATTCAGATATTGTAGGCGTTTTTAATGGTGTATCTTCTGGCTGGTTAATTTATCAGAATGGAAACAATCTTGACGTTTATATAAACGGATCTACTTTAATTTCAGGAAGCCGACCTTCTACTGGATCATGGAATCATATTGCTCTTACAAGGGACGGAACAAGTTTAAAAATGTTTGTAGGAGGAACTCAGCATGGAAGCACAAGCACAACTGGTTTAGGCGCAGATCAAACGGCTTATGGCTTGGTGTTCGGAGGAGATGCGACAGGCCGAAATGGTATTAATGGGTACATAGACGAATTTAGATTGACTCTTGGAAAAGCAAGATATACTTCTAACTTTACCGCACCAACTGAAGAATTCGCAAATAGGTAACAATATGCAAATAGCTATAATTAAAGACAATAAAGTAGAAACCATAGGAGAACACAGAGAGCTATTTAAGAATGTTGCGTTTCCTAAATCTGGCCCCCCTGCTGATTGGATGACCGAAAACTCTGTTATGCCTGTAACGATGAGCCGTTCTTACGATAGGATGACCCAGAAAAGCACTAGCGTAGATCCTTATATTGAGGATAATGTTGTATATCTACATAAGATAGAATCCCTGACAGACAGCGAGAAGGCAGCGGCTCAGACAGCAGAAACGAACAGAGTAGCAGAACTTCAAAGACAGGAACGTAATAGGCGATTAGCGGAGACAGATTGGATGGCTTGTAGTGATGTGACTATGAGCAACGATTGGAAAACATACAGGCAAGCTTTAAGAGATATTACGACACACAGTAATTGGCCTAATTTAAAAAGTCCCGGCCCAGAGGGATCGGGCGATAACGATTGGCCTGTTAAACCATCATAGGAACTAGACATGGCGAGTTTTGATAACAACTTACGATTAGAAGAAATAACCACAGGTGCCGCCTCTGGTACGTGGGGCACAAAGACCAATACTAACTTGTCCCTCATCGCTAAAGCTTTGGGGTATGCCACTGAAGCTTCTTTTAGTTCTGATGCAGATGTAACCACCACCGTAGCTAATGCGACAGATGATCCTGCTAGAGCTATGTACTTTAAGGTAACTAGTGGTACTAGTCTAACGGCAACCAGAACTTTGACTATAGCTCCAGACAGCATGTCACGAGTTATGTTTATAGAGAACGCCACCTCTGGGTCTCAATCAATCACCATCAAGCAGGGGTCTGGTGCTACCGTTACCATAGCCACAGGAAAGACCAAGGTAGTTTACCTAGACGGTGCAGGTAGTGGGGCTGCTGTCGTTGATGCGTTAGCTCTATTGGAAAACTTCATAGCCACTGGCACAGCAGGTTCACTCACTCAATTAAACATTACAAGTCAGGGTGACCTTCGCTTGGAGGATTCGTCTGGAGGGCAGTATGCCGCACTCCAAGCTGCTGGTACAACAACTACTTACACTATCACCCTACCCGCAGCAGTGGGTACAAGTGGGCAGGTACTTACTCTGTCAGACGGGGTTGGAGCGACATCTTGGAGTGATGCAGGTACAACTTCAACTATAGCTAATGGCGCAGTTACCGCAGATAAGTTAGCTACCGATGCAGTAACCACGGTCAAAATAAATGATGATGCCGTGACTCTAGCTAAAATGAATTCTGGAACAGCCGGAAACCTTATAAGCTATGATTCTAGTGGAGATCCAGCAGCAGTTTTAACAGGCACTGCGGGACAGGTTTTGACTTCTGCTGGGTCAGGAAATCCACCTGCTTTTGCAACACTAGCAGCAACAACTGTGCCTTACAATGATTGGGCTATAAAAACAGGAACGTACACAGCTTCAAACAAAGATCAACTTATTGCAAATAGTGGTAGTGATTTTACTATTACACTTCCAACAGCTAGTGTTTCTGGAGGAAATCAAGGAAATACAGTAATCATATGTAATGCGGGAGCAGGAACTGTGACAGTTGGAAGAAACAGTTCAAACATTAACTCTGCGGCAGAAGATGGTACCCTAGCACAAGGTGCTTCTACCCAACTAGTTTATGTAGACGACACTATCGGCTGGTTCCAAATTTAGGAGAGAAAAATGGCAGTCTTAGGAACGCAAGTTATAAAATCAATACAACGTGGTAGTACCGCTGGTTCGGGAAGCACAACAATTAATGCTGTTGATTTAAGCAAATCTTTTGTTAGCGCAAGTTTTGCAAATGGCGTAGGTAGAGGAAAACAAGATTTATCAGGGGATGGATGGGCGATGAGTTCTTTAGCTTCAGGTGCTGCATTAGCATCTACTACTTCGATTACTATAACCCAAGGCACTTTCTACTCCTCTCAATCTACCGCTTCTGCTAATGCAACTTGTTACTGGGAGGTAGTAGAGTATGTCTAAAATATATGCACATCTTAATAGCGACAATGTATGCGAAGCGATTACTGAGTACCAAACTACATTAAACAATCCCCCTTCTCATTACAAAGAGCTAGATACTAATGACCCTACCTTGATAGGCAAGAAGTGGAACGGCTCCTCGTGGGAAGAAGTTAGCTAGTGGACGAGTTAGAAGCCCATGAAAGAGAGTGTGCGGTGAGATACAAGAACATCGAAGAACGCCTTGACCGTGGTTCATCACGTATGAACCGTATAGAGATGAGTGTCTATGCGTTGTATCCTTTTCTGGTTGGACTTCTCATAGCCAGTAAATTCTTGGGGTAGCTCCTCATGTTCGCTGAACTCGCAGCGATTACCAGTGCTTTATCTGCAATAAACAGCACCATAGCAACCTTCAAAGAAGGCAAAGCAAATGCACAAGATGCTGCTGCGCTTTTAGGTAAGTTTGGCACGACTGCCCAAAAGCTTGATGATTGGGAAAGAAAGAAAAAACTTAAACGGCCTCTGACTCCCAAAGAAGCAATGGATCTCTCTATTAAACGTAGAGAAATCAAAACTGTAGAGAACAAAATAAAAGACCATCTGATGATGATGGGGATGTCAGATGTTTGGAAAGATGCAGAGCGTATTCGTAAACAGTCAGAAAGAGATCACCTTCAGTATCTAAAAGATATCCACAAGAAACGAAAAGAACGACAACAAAGGATGAAAGATCGCTTTACTGTTCTTTTTATCATTTGTTCTTTAGGGTTTATAGGGTGGGCAAGTTGGTATGTCTATGAAGCCATACAGGAAAGAAGACTAGATTCGGCTAAACAAAGACTTGAACAAGCTAAAGAACGTCAACGCAACATGAGAAAATGCGGTAGATATAAATGCTAATGGCATTTCTGTTAGTAGTTGTTGTAGAAGGAGAAAATGTATCGGATAATAGGATGCTGTTTAAAGACATATATCGGTGTAATATATTTGCAACCGCTATTGAACAAGGTAAATGGAGTCCAAACGATAGGACTTATTACAGGCAAAAGAATGTAACTGCTTACTGTGTGCCTAGAATGGTTGGCGCTAATACTAAATTATTTGAGTAGGAGATAACATGAGCGCAATACTTAGTTCCCTCGTTGGCCCTGTCACTGGGCTACTTGATAAATTTATTGAAGATAAAGATCAGAAGAACGCCCTCGCCCACGAAATAGCAACCATGTCAGAGCGACATGCACAAGAGCTTGCAAAAGGTCAACTAGAAGTCAACAAGGTAGAAGCGGCAAGTAAGAGCATGTTCGTTGCTGGATGGAGACCTGCCGTGGGATGGACATGCTGTGTTGCTCTCCTCTCAAACTACATACTCATACCTATGGCTAACTTTGGTTTATTGTTAGCTGAGATGAATGTTGAGGTTCCTAGCCTTGATATGTCAGCCATGATGCCTGTATTGCTGGGTATGCTAGGACTCGGTGCTATGAGAACTGTGGAAAAAACGCAGAAAGTAAGTAGAGAAAAATGAACAAAGAGCTAGAGCCGGGGAGTGAATACGAGAAATACGATACAGACGGTGATGGCGTGGTAACGGATGCAGAGCTTGCCACCACAGAGAGACTACAAGCACTTGAGATTGCTAATGAGAAGGCTGATGCACAGAAAAACATGTGTTGGTTTGCTTTGTTTGGTATGTTGCTATACCCCTCTGGTATTGTAATTACATCGTTTCTAAAGTTAGACCAAGCAGCTTCTATACTAGGAGACATAGCCTCTGTATATTTTATCAGTGTGTCTGGTTTAATTGCAGCTTTCTTTGGTTTTCAGAGTTTTAATAACAAAAAATGATTGAATTAGCGGTAGGTATTATTATTGGGTATGTATTAGGAAAATATGTATGGCGGTAGATGTTAAAAAGCTGTATCAAGAAATAGCTTCTGATGAAGGTAAAGTGCTTCATGTATACAGGTGTACGGAAGGTCATCCCACAGTAGGCATAGGACATAAGGTTTTACACACTGACCCAGAGGCCAACCTGCCAGTTAGAGATGCGTATGACGGTGCTCCACAGGAAGACAGCATTACAGAGCATCGGTGCTATGAGTTATTTCAAGAAGATGTACATATTGCCATAGACGGGTGCCGAAAAATATATTCTAATTGGGAGGAGCTTCCTCAAGAAGCCCAGCATGTGCTGGTAAATATGTGTTTTCAGCTTGGTCAGGGAAACTTAACTAAATTCAAGCATATGAATAAAGCGGTAGAAGCACAGGCTTGGGGACAGGTAGCACTTGAGATGGTTGATTCGAGATGGGCTATGGCTCAAACCCCCGCAAGGGCGCACAGGCTAAAAATACGGATGTTAGCATTAGCGGATACGTAAATGACAATACAGAAATTAGCTCTGGAACCCGGTGTCAACAGAGAGAAAACTAGTTACAGTAACGAGAACTCTTGGTTTGAGTGTGACAAGGTACGTTTTAGACAAGGGTATGCTGAACGCATAGGTGGCTGGACTAGAATATCAGCAGATAGCTTTCTTGGTGTATGCAGGTCGCTTTTCAACTGGATCTCTCTAGCAGGTGCAAACTACTTAGGGGTAGGCACCAACCTTAAATTCTATATAGGACAGGGTGGCGCATACTACGATGTCACTCCGTTACGTGCTACCACCGCTGCAGGAGACGTTACTTTTGCTGCAAGCAACGGATCTTCTACTCTTACCGTGTCTGACACGGATCATGGTGCGGCAGTGGGAGACTTTGTGGAGTTTTCCGGGGCGGCTACTTTGGGCGGCCTAATAACCGCTGATGTGCTTAATCAAGACTATGAGATAGCCACTGTAGTAGGTGCAAACAGTTACACTGTTACCGCTAAAGATACGTCAGGTAGTACCGTGACGGCTAACTCAAGTGACTCTGGCAATGGTGGCGGGTCTACCGTAGGTAAATACCAAATAACTCCGGGTTCTGCCACTGCTATACCATTAATAGGTTGGTCAGGTGGTTCATGGGGTGGTGGCACATGGGGTAATGGTGAATCGTCTAACACTCAGATAAGGCTGTGGAGTCAGTCTGGGTTTGGTGAAGACCTTGTTTTTGCCCCTCGTGGTGGAGCCTTGTACTACTGGGATTCTTCTGCAGGTACGACAAATAGAGCCGTGTTGGTATCTAGTTTGGGAGGTGCGTCAGATGTACCTACTGTAGTTAACACTACACTTGTATCAGACGTAAGCCGTTTTGTATTTTGTTTTGGTGCTAACCCACTTGGGTCTTCCACACAAGATCCTATGTTAATTAGATGGTCTGACCAAGAAAGCCTCGTTCAATGGACTCCTGCAGCCACTAATCAAGCAGGTAGTTTACGTTTATCAAAAGGCAGTTCTATCGTCACTGCTCAACAGGCACGACAAGAGGTGCTGGTATGGACAGATTCTTCTCTATATAACCTGCAATACGTGGGTGCGCCTATCGTGTGGAGTTCACAAATTGTAGGTGAGAACATATCTATCGCTTCTCAGAACTCCGTTGCTTACGCTGACGGTGCTTCTTATTGGATGGGCAGGGACAAGTTTTATATATACGATGGTAGAACCAGACAACTGCGGTGTGATTTAAGAAGGCATATATTCAATGACATTAATACAGAACAGATAGATCAAGTTTTTGCAGGTACCATAGAAGCCTTCCATGAGGTATGGTGGTTCTACTGTTCGTCAGGTAGCTCTACTGTAGATAAGTACGTGGTGTACAACTACCAACAGGATATATGGTACTACGGCACTTTAACCAGAACCGCATGGCTAGACTCAGGGTTACGTCAGTTTCCTCTGGCAGCTACTTACAATAACAATCTGGTCGAGCATGAAAACGGTGTTGATGATAACGAAACTGCTACTCCTGCAGCTATCTCAGCCAACATATCCTCTGCTCAGTTTGACATTGATGACGGTGACAGGTTTGCGTTTGTTAGGCGTGTACTACCTGATATTACGTTTGACGGGTCTACAGTGGACAACCCCACCGCCACACTAAGCCTTTCACCTTTTAATAACTCAGGCTCTGGAATCAACAGTCCTACGTCAGAGGGCGGCAGTAACAGTGGTTCGGTTATACGCACGGCCACAGCCCCTGTTGAAAAGTACACAGAACAGTTGCATATAAGAGTCAGGGGCAGACAGATGACATTTAAAATAGAATCTACAGCACAAGGTGTAATCTGGCAGCTAGGATCTCCTAGAATAGATATTCGTGCAGATGGAAGACGATAATGGAAGCACTTACCGTAAATAGAGGTCTAGCGGGGCTACCTATCCCCCGTAATTCAGAGCAATCAGAAAGAAATAGAGAAATACGCAGGAGATGTAGAGAAGGAGAATCTCATCAATCCATCAGTCAAGCGTTTGGTTTATCTGAGTGGAGGATTAGAACAATTAACGAAAAAGAAGAACGAAGAGAACGCATGGGCTATTATGAAAGGCGTAAGCCATGACCATAGATACGACTGATTACAACATTACGTTTAGAGCACCTGCACTACCGCTTCCCCCTTCGGAGTACGATCAGCGATATTTCGATGATATAAACAACGTACTCCGACTTTATTTCAATCAGTTAGACCAAGCCTTTCGTAGTGACAGGTTAGTGAGTCAAGCTGAAGCAAATGCGTGGTTTCTTAGTTAATGGCTAATACTTACGTCAATGCAAAGGTAGACCTGACTACCACTAATATAACCACGTTATACACCTGTGCGGCTTTGACCACGGGTATAGTAAAATCTATCATAGTGTCAGAAGACTCTAACAATGCAGATACCATTACTCTGACCATTACTAATGCTTCTAGTGCAGTATTTAGTCTATACAAGACCAAAGCTGTCGGTGCTAATGGCACAGTGGAACTACTTGCCGCCCCCCTTGTGGTACAGGCAGGGGAGATATTGAAGGTAACTGCGGCTACAGCCAATAGACTGCACGTTGTAGCAAGCATACTGGAGATAACCTAATGGCTAACGATGTCCCCGGTAATCCTAATAATCCGAATAATTTTCCTGTAATCCCCGGTAATACTTTAGAGCAAACAATGCCTGTATTTGGGGACTTAGCTTTATTCCCTTCTATAAAAAAGATATACCAAAAATATTTTCCTAATTTAGATATGTCTTCAGGCGACTACAAAGAGTTTAATTTAGAGCGAGATAAACTACCCCCAGAACAACAACAAGCCTTTATGACTGAGCTTTTAGCAGATCCTATGGTACAGGGAGCTATGAGTGCTCCTAAATCTACCGTTTCAGTTGGGCCAGACGCTCAAGTTTCAAGTATTGGGGGTTTAGCTCCAGACGAAATACCTCCAGAAGAAAGAACTCCAGAGAATAACTACGGATGTCCAGTAGGCTATGTTCGTGATCCTGTAACCGATGCGTGTGTAAATGTAAGAGGAGAAGGTTCAGGAGAGCAACCGGGGGATAGGTATGATCCAATAGGGGCACAACCCGGTCCTTTTGAGATGGAGGACATATCAGACGCAAATACTCGTCAAGACATGATACAAGACATGAGGGACGGTACGTTAAACCCTTGGACTCTAAGTGATAAACAACTACGATTTTTTACGAAAAGAGACTTTGACAATCCCGAAGATGCAGATGCAGAGAGAGCACGACTTGCTGAATTTTTTAATACTACTAACAACACTAACTACAGCCCTCCTGAAGACGAAGATATAGACGATGCAATGGACACGCAGTCTGATATTGATGACATAAGAAACGGTACACTTGACCCCGATACTATGTCTGATGAAGACCTTGCTGACATAGGATTAACTCGTGACCAAGCTGAAGATATATATGGTGAACTTTTAGAACCAGATGGTTCCAGAGATAACCCTTTTACACGAGAAACCGTAGAAGGTGCCTACTTTCCTGATGAAAACTGGGATTCGATAAAAAAAGATTTTGAAGACGGAAAAGACGTTCTTGTATGCGTAGACGGTATTTGCTACCAAGTAAACAAGCGCACACATCGTATGATAGAAGGACCAGCAATGGGAGGCACTATCGTTACATGGGAGTCCGTCACTCCTGATCTACCAGATCAAACAGAAGAAACAAATCAAGACGATACGACAGAAGGCGGTAGAGATAGTGGCGGTTCGCCCGGAGGAGAATCAGGAGATCCGGGGGGCGAACCCGGAGAAGAAGGCAGAGAAGGCGAACCTCGTCCTGATGGAACACCCCCACCAGAAGGAACACCCCCGTATGGAGGGCCAACAGATGATCGTCCTTATGAACCTCCTGTAGTAATATTTCGTGATCCCACACCATACGATGATATTGTTGAAAGACAGTTAGAAGAACTCATAGCTCAAACAACAGATCCAGAATTACGAAAAAAACTAGAAGAAGAATTAGAATCGTATAGAAAGGCTCAAAGAGAAAACCCAGAACCTCCAGAACCTGACCCAACTGCGGAAAGAGAATACGAAGTAGATGACGGTACAAAACCAAGAGAAGGGTGGGAAGTAGTTGTGGTAGGCCCAAGTGAAGGGCAATCTATTGAAAATTTTTGTTCTCTTGCAAGAGACAGGTTCGGAAGAAATATATGTGCAGAGTGGGAAGAAGAAAATGGCCGTCCTTATGATGGAGAACCTATAACAGCACGGCAAAAAATGAATGCTGACGATATAGCGTACTTTTGTGAGCATCATGGTCGAAACCTACCTTCAGACCACCATAATGCTAATCTTTGTAACCAAATTGAAGAAGAAGGAGTTGGAAGTCAGACAGAAACAGAAACAGAAACAGAAACGGGGACAGGGACAGGAACAAGAACAGGAATTCCCCGAATTCCACCCTCAAGTCCCCCAACAGATGCACCACCAACAGATGCACCACCAACAGATGCACCACCAACAGATGCAGACCCAAATAATAATGACAGCGGCACTAGCGATACTGGCGATGGCAGTGCTGGTACGGAAGGCACCGGAGACGGTGGGGAAGATGGCGGTACTGGTGACGGTGGTGATGGTGGGGACGGTGACGATGCTGGCTCTGGGGATACTACTGGTTCTGGAGAAGGTGGAGAAGGTGATGGTACGGGAGACGGTACAGGAGACGGAGACCGATCTGGAGATGATGACGGCACAGGAGAAGGCACAGGTGACGGGGACGGAGACGGAGATGGCAGGGGCAGAGGCCAAGGTGGACAACAAATTATATCCGTTGGAGGAAGAGCAGCCGAGTCAGAAAATGAAGGAGTAGGTGACATTGAGTACTTCTATGATTGGGCAACTATCTTCGCCAACCCAGAACAAGCCAAGCAGTATGCAGAAGCAAGGCGCACAGTGACAGATTTATTACTAGATAGACTAGCGAAAAACAGAAAAAGTCTGGATAATATCAGCAAAACTGCGAATAATATGTTAATAAGGGAACCTTTAGTAGGAGGTATTGTGGGCAGGAGGATAAGTTAATGCCGGGTCCAACACCACAGAGTTCGGGGAGTTCGGGGCCGAATTTTTTTCAAAAAGTTGGAAACTTTGTAACATCACCTGCTGGAGTAGGTCTTGCTGGGCTAGGTCTTGGTTTATTGTCAGCGAATAGGGCTAACTACGGCACAGAGAACGCTCCCGTAACAGGGTATCAAGGCACCGTACCTGATTACACTATGGTGCGAGAAGGAGTGTTAGACACCTATGATCCTGATAGAGTTCCCGGTTCCAGAGGGCAACGCTACTTTTCTGACTTTGCTTTTGTACCCAGTGCATATTCTGCGCCCACATCTGCTGGCACTGGAATAGCTCGTAACGACCCACAAATAACTGAATTAAGACAAGCATTATTTGACCAAGCAAATGTTGGTCCTGATAGTTTAAGAGCACAAAATTACGCACGTATGGGCAGAGAGGCTCCTGCTATAGGAGACAGAGGTCCAACAGGTATAGACTCTGTACTGCAATTACCTGCTGTAGACATTATTGGCGGTCCTACCACAGGAGTCAATCCAACCGCAGAAGACTTAGGCGTAACTGATACCTCTCAACTACAATTCTTTGATGGGTATGTGTATGTACCGGGGTATGGGGTTGTTAATTACAACGATGACATAGCCGTTGCAAACTACTTAGCTTTTAGGCAAGGTGAAGGATCGAGACCACAAGAAGAAAGTCCTGAAGGAGGCGAAGCAGATCCAGAAGCAGAGGCAGGAACACCGCCACCAGAAGGAACACCGCCACCAGAAGAAGACTCGGAGGATGATCCCCTTGGAGGAGAAGGAGAAGGAAGTGGGCAGGGTGAAGGAGAATCAACTGCGGAAAGGGAAAGGCGCGAGAGGCGCGAGAATCCAACATTAACACCTCAAGAAGACCCCGAAAGTGCTTACTACAGTAAAAGTTACTTTGGAGAGGGACAAGCTTCAGCTACAGGTTCAGCTTTTTCTACACCTTACCAGAACTATCAATGGTATATGGACCCTACTCCTGAAGGGGAAATAAATCCTTACACTGGTAAGCCCTATCCACCTAATAGGGTTTTTGCAAACTCTCTTAATAACCCGAACGTACCCATAGAACGAAGAGAAGAAGCACGTGAGTACACTATTTTTGATGGCTCAGAGAGAAAAACAATTCTTGTGCCTTGGGGGATGTTAAGTGATAAACGAAGAGAAGCCATAACAGCTATTATAGAGCAAAACATATCTGCAGCAGAAAAAGAAAGGCAATTAGGAAGTTATTTTGCTGCAGAAATAGGTAGTATGCCCACTTCTGAAGAAGCCTATGCTCAACGTATGGCTGAGTTTGAAGGAGACTCGGAGGGTGATGGCGCAGGAGGAGGAGAAGGAGAAGGAGAAGGAAGTGGGTTTGGGCCAGCAGACGCATACGGTAACGTAGCTGATTCAGAATCTCCCTTTAACTTTACAGATGCCCCTGCAGATCAAACTACTTACACAAATGTAGATGAAATAAGAAACATAGCGATTAATGACGGTTCTGGGTTACGAAGAATAGCCGTGCCTTTTGGCCGATTAACCGACAACCAAAGAGCACAACTTATACGTTTGGCCGCAGAAGAACCTAATTTAGATGTAAGGGCTAGAAACACGTATGAACTCTTAAAAGGCTACTTTGGATTAAAGAACGCTCAAGCCCAAGGTGGGCTAATGTCTCTCATGGGAGG